TGGCATAACACGTCGAATTACTGGCAAAATTACACGGTTTAGTGTAGCAATGTTACCTGACGCAGTTGAACCTGCTGTTGCGTTCTCTTTCAAATATCTTTTAGTGTTTTCTAACACTACATTCATTGTTGAACGGCGTGGACCTGCTAAGCCTTCAAGCAGTGCTTCTTTGGTCTCGCCCCAACGACCTTCAATTAGTTGTTCTGACATCTCTGTCTCCTTTATTAACTATTTAAACCGGCTAATCGTTTAATATCAATAACGTTGCTGTTTAAATCATCATCGTCATTAACATCTTGCGTTAGCACTTTCTTATTACCGGTAACTTCGCTAACACTCTCATTGAGAGTTTTAGTACTGGTTTTTTCTGCTAATACAGCCGGTAGGTACTTTTCAAAAGCGTTTTTGAGACGAGACGTCTGTACGCTTTCTAAAAGAGATTTCATTGTTTCACGCTTTTCTGCATTTAGCGGAGTAAGCAATTCGTCTAATGTGTTTGATCTCTGATTTGACTCTTTGATCATTTTAATCTCTTTCTCTTTTGATTCAGCAATAACTTTTGTTTTATGCAGAACCGTCGTCGCCTCTGAGAGTTGACGATCTTTCTCTTCAAGTTGTGTGCGTAAATCACGCATTACAACATTTGAATTTAAATGAGTATTACTAAACTCTGCGGCATAAGCTTCAAAGATTTTGCGCCCAAAATTGCTTTCACGTGCAGCCCGAATATCTTCGTGCAGTGATTTTAGTTCTGATTTTAGGTGCGAAGTAACTGATTCGTTTAGTTTTTTAGCACTTTGTTCAATAAAGCGTGTTTTAAGCGATTCTAGCTTGCCACGTGCTTCACTGACTAGACGTACTTTAGTTTCTACTAAATCACGTTTATCTTGTGCAAATTCATTAATCTCTTCTGCAAGTGCAGAAACTACAAAATTTTCTAGTTTCTTAATTGCACTGTTGTGAGACTTACGATCTTTTCTTAACTCAGATATTTCTTCAGCAAGTTTTGTTACCATAAAGTCGTTAAACTTTGTAGCTGATTCTTGCATCTTAACATTATACTTTACACGGTCTTCAGCAAGTGCAGTTTTTTCTTCTGCAATGCTTTCAACATGTGTTGAAATACCCTCAGTTACCATCTTATCTAAAGCTTCTACCATGTTAATTTTGTCATGCTCGTATTTTTTAGCAAATTCTTCTCTGAGTTCTGTACGTACTTCTTCTTTAGCTTCAGAAAGTTTAGTTTCCCAAGCTTCAGAAATCGCTGTACGAGTTTCCTCATTGATGATATCACTATCGAGTATTTCGTTGAATACATCCATCAACTGTATCTCCTTAGATTTTTAGATCCTTGATCAAACGAGTTACCTCATCTGTCAAATATCTTTGTACTTTTTTGTTGGTGCTTGCTTCTTTTGCAATCTCTAAGCTACGATGACCATGTTTCATATTCATTAGTCCTTCATAAATTGCTTTAGGGTATGCATTAGGTGCACTTGGTTGTGCAACAACATCTATTGTGACTATTTCAAAGTCACTAACGCGGCCATCATTCTCCACGTTTCCACTTCCACGTGATGAGACTCCTAGTTCAACGCCGCTTTCAAGCATTGTTTTTACTAGGTTACCCATCGGTGTTGGTAGAATCTTTAATTTACCATAACCGTTTGGTCCATCCATCCACATTTCTGTGACCATATGGCACACACGGTCTAGGTTAATTTTTAAATCGTCCGGGTGGTCAACTTCCCCAAGTACTGAATGTCCTTCATGTATTTGTTCGTTAAGTGTTCCCACTGCGGCTTCAATTTCATTAACGGGATATACACGCTCATTGGCGTTTTTAACACCACCTTGAATACATATACCCTTCATATAGAGATCTTTACCATCCTGGGAGCCCTCGACAACCATCCGAGCACTTCTAAATGTTAAATCTTCTCTTAAATAACGAGCCATTTCTTGTATCCTTAGTCAATAACTGACTTGGTGTTTACACCACTAGCTTGTGTGTTGTCTGCTTTTGGAGCAGGCTTTTCATCTGGCTTAGTAGTGGATCCCATGTCTTGTGCTTTTGGTGCAGGACGACCTTTTTCGTCTCCACCTTTTTCACTAACAGGCTTAGCAACTGCGCCTTTGGCGCCGCTGTTTGCTGCTACTGTTGACTTTGTGTTTGTTCCAGCTGGTTCTTTAAGATCTGGCTTTGGAGCAGCAGCTAAATCAACATTTTCGTTAAAGTCATATGCTTCAGTTTCAACTTCGGTGTCGTCCATTTCAACTTCAGCACCTTCAATGTCTAAATCACCGTCATTGTCCATGTCAGCAACTTCTGCATCGTCTTCTTCATTGCCCATCAACTGTTCAAATTCAGACATAAGTTCGTCAAGTTTGTCTTCAAGATCAACAACACGATCTTCTAATTCTTCTTCTTCGTCGCCGTCGGCTTCGAAACTAAGACCTTGCTCATCAACTTCAACATCGTCAATAAGATCAGCAGCAGCATCGCCACCTAATTCTTCTTCAATGCCTTCGTCCATTTTGTCATCATACTCGATGTCTTTTGCTACTTTCTCACCAGCTTTTTCGGCATGGTCGTCTTTTTCAGCATCAGACTCTTCGTTTACTTCTTCAGAATCGTCAGCTGATTCATCAACTGTCTCTTCGTCAAGATCTTCTTCGTTCATTAAATCTTCGTAGATGTCACGTGATTTTTCAATCACAATTTCGTGGAATAGCTCTTTAGCTTTTTCAGATTCCTCATTAACAACATACTCGATTAGTTTTTCAAATTTGTTCATTCTTTTACCTCCAAGTAATGGCTCTGTAAGTTTTATTTACAGAAAAAAATAGAATATGCGCTTTTACTGCATATTCTATTACTTTTTTAACAATTTTTTGGTTTTTATAAATTTTTAAGACTAAATTTCTGCGCTGGCACTTCCGTACATATTTTTTACGTTTTCAAGTTTTTCTTGAAACTCAACTTGTCTAACATCATTGAGCTTGCGTAGCTTATTAAGCTGACGCAAAGTAAGTTTGCTTTTGCGCAGATCGCCAATCATTGGACGACTATTATCGTCATCAACGTCCTGATATTGCTCAGGCGGCTGTTCTAAATTGCTGAATAGTTCAAGTAATAACATATCGTTATTTACCTTTCTTTACACATCAGGTTGTGTTGTAACAGCGGCAGCCGGTTGATTACCAGGCGCTGTACCAGCATCAGGAATAGCCTCACCTTCAGGCGCATCACCAATGTTTTCAAGATCCCCTGCTGTGTCAAGATCTCCCTCCAAGTTACTCGGGCTAACACCAACGCTTCTGAGATCACCACCTTCGGGCTCAGGAAATTGTGCAGTGCCTTTCTCTTCTCTCCATAGTTCTTCGTTGTTTGTCATTTCTTCTTCAGTTAGTCCAAGATAGCGTTGTAACAAGAATCTCTTACTAAGATAAGGAAATGGCTCAAGTTGAGAAAAAACACTGACTCTTGTTTGATCAAGTTCAGTTTCTCTATAGCTGGCAAAGTTCTGAGGAGGATTTAATACAATATCAAACAAGCTACTATCAATGTTTAATCCTCTCCAACGCATAAACATTTTAAATTCATCATCAAATTTTTCAATTACCAAACGTTGTAAACGTTCACAATATTGATTGAATCGATATTCTTGTATTAGTGCAGTTCCTACTCTACCATCTTGATATGATCTTTCACTATCATCAGGACCGGTGGGCAAGTAACTGCTTGGCACACGCAATGCTCGAACCATTTTATTATTAAAGTACTTCAAATCATCAATTTCTCCAAGATTGCTGCCTCCTGGTAATACATCAACTGTGCTGCCTCTGCCATCTCCGGTTTGAGGAAAGAAGTAATCTTCGTTAATGCTTAATGGATTATAACTGCTATCCATGATGTTTTTGCCGCCTTGGTTGCCTCCAGTATTACTGGGTATCCTTCGTTGGTGTATTTCGTTTTTAACACGTTCAACAAATTGCATAGCCATGTGACTCGGCATACTACCTACATCAATTTTAAAAACTCTTCTTTCTGGTGCACGACTAACACGGTATATTAATATAGCATCTTCTAACAGTTCTTTTTGTTTGAATACTTTAAAAATTGTTTCTAATACACTTTGCCCAAATGGCCAGTAATAGTCCAAGCCCTCTGTTAAACTAAGGTGCACTACATTTGTTGCATCAATAACAGCTTCATTCATTTGTGCACTAAAACGACTTCCGCTACTTCCGCCGCCACCTTCAGGGACACTATAATCCATTTGCTGATTGTATCCTGCACTTGGCGTACTGTTTGCCATGTCCATTGTAGTTTTTGGTGCAATAGTTAAGTTTTGAAAGTTAGGATTAATGTCACGTATTACATATTGCTCGGGTCTCTTGCCTTCGCTTTCGTTAACAATTACTTTAGTAACCTTGGTCATATCAACCCAGTACAATTCAAATGTTTCTGGATCTCTAATAAAAACTTGATCGCCGTACTTTAGTGTGTTTCGAAATATTTTAAAGATACGCTGATTTAGTTTGTTTAATTTACACCAGTTTTTTAATTGCTCACTGATAATCTTTACTTCGTTATCAGTTGGTGTATCTTTGTATTTTACTGAAAATGGCAACGTAGTTTGTTCATCAAGTTGTGTGCTGAATTCACTTAATATATCCAAGCATGCATTGATTTCACTATCACTGTCCATTTGTTCATATTGATTATAACGTTCAACTCGATTTGGATGACCGCTATAAACTTCAGGTAAACGACTTGCATAATTTCTATAAAATACTTCAGAATGATTGCTTAGTGGATTACCTCCGCCGCCTGGGAAGCCAGTCTGGCGTCCGTAGCCTTGCATTTGTCCATTGGTTCCCCCAACTGGACTCATTCGTCCATCTGAGTTTACTACTTTAAAATATTTTTTCCATGCCATACTGTTACTTATCCTTGACTGTTCTGAAGCATTTTATTAGCGGTTCCGTTGCTTGTACGTTTTAGTGAGACTAATTCTTCAAGCGACCCTGCCATAGCGGCATCTCTTGATTGTAACACATTTTGCATATTTGTAAACTCAGATGTTAACATACCTATTGCATTTTCGAGACTTGTAAAGTCTTGATTTGGATTGCTCACATCAGCAGACAATGCTGTTGCTGCAGGAAGTACTGAATTAAATGGTGGTTGATTTGGTGCCGCAGCACCAAAGCGATTATTACCGTAACCAGGAGCTACTGTAGCAGTTGGTAAGTATGATTCCATACTACTTGCTAAACTTGTTACTTTATTTAGACCTTCAGTTCCAGCAAAACTTTTTCCTGGTGTTAGTTTACGACCTGCTATTGTACTTGTTGCAAGCAAGTTAGCTTGACTTTGAGTCATATCACCAGTTGCTGATACTCCCATTTGTTTTGCAATATTAGGAGCATTTGATTTCATAAAATGTGCTGACACTTGTGCTGCTATTGCAGGATCTGCTGCTAAATCTGGATTTTCAACTAGCCTGTTATCACCAAAAATGGCGTTACTAGCTGATTCATAATTATTTTTTCCAGTTAATTGTACAAATCCTCGACCTCTAAATTTGTAGCCTTCGCCTTCGTTGCCCATTCTATGACCATACATAAAATCAGCAAGTCCTTTAGGATTTCTAACAAGACTTGCCAATGTTGCATCTGATTGGTCTCGCACTTTACCACCTGACGCTGTACTATTCCCTCCAAACACTTCTCGAATACGGGCAACACTACTGTAGTTCATGTTTTCTGTTCTGCTGACACCACCGCTTTCTTTCATAACATTAGCAAGACTTGCCATGGTCATTTCATCACCAAAGCCTACATTTTGAAAACTTGCAGCCAATGTACGCATATTGCTTGCAACATCATTGCTGGCCGATGGCTGTGGCATAGTTGGTGTAGTTGTCACTGAACTTTGACCAGGCGCTACTGGGGCTGCTTTAGGTGTTCCGTTTGCGTTATGCGTTGCTCCGTACTGCTCATCCCACTTACGTTTTGCATTTCTGCCACTATGACCACTTTGTGTTGGTCTAGGTGGAACATTGTTGGTGTGTGGATTAGGACCAGGTGCTGTTGC